CTAGCTTGGTAGCATTTTGGTAGCAAATTCCAAAACCTTACCGCGAGCAGGACGCGTGATTGCTGCTTTCTTCCTCTCCGAAGAGGCTGCTTGTAGAACTTCTCCTTTCAGTGTTGCTTCCCCTGCCGAAAAGTTTTCAATCCGTTGCCTGACCCTGGCTCTGGCCGGGTGTTGGCCTGTAGTGCCGGTCCCCATCAGTTCCTCATGGATCGAAGTCACCGTGGAGCGCACACCGTCTTCCATCGTCTGCATGTAGACATCGGTCGTGGTGGCCACCCGCGAGTGGCGCAGCATCCCCTGAATGTCTTTGACATGCCCTTTGTCCTTGGCCAGCGTCGCGACGGTGCGCCGGATGACCTGGAAGGTCAGCTTGGGCAGCCCCAACTCTTTCGCCAGCTTGTGTAGCACTCTTTTCCGGTAGTTGCTCGGGTCCATTGTAGCTGCAGCCGCTCGGTGAGAGTGAATACAGCCGTACGATGAGAGTGGCCGGAGACGGAGCTCAAATCTACAGTTTTTCATAGGCTCAAACACTGTTCCGAAGTTGTACAAAGGGTAAACACTCCAGCCACCGCCGAAAAGCCTACCCATTTGATCCACCTCAAGACACCGCAATCGTGATCGTAATCGCGTTGAGAGACGTCATAGTCGATGGCATGGTAAAGGGTGATCCCAAGAGGAATGAGCCGCTGGGAAGTGAAAGGGTCTGAGACGCCGCACAGATCCCAGGAGCCCCACCACGCTGCGTCCCTGTGAGATAAAGAACCCATGGACCGGTTCCCCCGAGCAGACTGGGATTGAAGCCAGTGTATACGTCGGCCTGAGTGGTCTGGCCGGCGGTGTATTCAACCAGCGTGCCATCATAATCGACGATGAAATTCGGCCACTGTACTGTACCCAACGGCTCGGATGGCGGATTGTATCCAGCAGAGGGCGTCGTCGCTGTGAAGTCGAAAGGAACAATCGTCACTCCCGAGGTTCCAGTGCCGCCCATCGTCCCTGCATACGGCAGTTGTCCAGGCACCGTCGCAAAGGAAGCAGTCGCAACCGGCGACACATCCGTAAAGATTGCAGCACTACGATTAAAGGTCCGCAAGATGAGTTGCAGGACGCCCGAGTTTTGGTCAGTTCCCGTATTCATTGCGCCCGAACGACTGGTGGCCTGAACGAAGCCGCCGCCGGTCGTATCTTCCACTTCTACCTGGATGGGGTTGAAAGTTCTCCCCGTAATTTCATAGTCGCCGGAGAACTCAAAGAACACCGTGGGATCGAGTGTGACAACGTCCCCAACCATCTGAGCCTTCAGCGCGCGCCAAAGTGCCGGATTTGTCTGGCCTACGCTTGCATCCTGGCTCTTATCTACCCACTCAGCCCATAGATTCAGCGTGATCTGCCACGGCGGGGTGTATGGAGATCCAATAAGGTTGAGGTTACCGAATGCCTGCAGCAACAAATTTGGATTTAGATAGTCGATGCCCAGATCTCGGTAGACCTCATACTGGAGCAGTCGCATCGCCTGGTCATAAGTTGCGCTGGCAAAGTCGTAATTGACCTTGATCCTCTTCAGCCGCGTTCCCGTTACGTTGGGGGGCAGCACCTGGCCCTCGCATATCTGGTGCTGCTGGTGGTTGATCTCCGGGTTGCGCTGGCTGAAGCGGCTCTGGATATAGCCAATGCTTCCACCTGTGCTGGCAGTGCCGGCCGGAATGATCCCGGCGCCAATCGTGCAGGTGAACTGGGTTGGTGAGGGCGTCGACACTCCATCCACGGTCGTCGTTGGAATTGCTGTGACCAAGACATTCAAATTAAATGCCGAATTCTGCACGCCACCGATGCTTATAAGGTCGCCGACAGCGCAAGGATTCGGGTTCACCGTGTTGACGGTCAAAATTGTTCCAGTGGAATCAACAGAGATCGTTGCGATGGTCGCCACGGCCGGCAGCCCCGTTTCCAAAAACTGCCCCTGATATCGGTTCGCGTTCTGATTGACAAGCGCGTTGTCAATTTCAATCGATCCGCCCGCGAGTGCCTGAGCCGTGATCAGGCAGGTCGACGGTCTTGGCTGATCCACAAACACATAGATCTGGCCTGCGTACTCATACCAGTAACCACGGCAAGAAAGAAGGACCTGCTCCAGCATGGCCGCCAGCGTGGATCCAGCCGCGAAGACATAACTTCCTTGGAAACGCGGCATCCCGGCCGGATTCTGCGCCGTGATATTGATAGCCTGGTCGCAAAACTTCGCGGCGGCCACAATCGAAGGCCAGTTGAACAAAGCGCTTTCCTGAGCCGTCAAGGGATCCGGTCCAAGCACGGGATCGATGCCATATTCCGGCTTGATGGCCCTGCGCAGCCACAAGTCCACAAAGTGCCAGATAGGATTGGTGGTAAAGCTGTAGCTGGTCTGAGTGCCGTAAGGTGGCGGTGCAGAGAAGCCGGTAAAAGCTGTCTCGCCATCCGCGTAGAACTGGCGGCACCGCATTCCCCGCATATCGAGCAGCGGCGATAAGGTTCCACCATCGTTGATAGCCGGAGTCCAGGCAATCGAATAGTAACACCGCCGCGAGAAGGCAAGCGGAGTGACAAGCGATCCTAAGTAACTCCAAAGGCCGTCAACCGCATTCCCTGTCAACGGTGCATCCGCTCCCGTGTGGAAGTTGAAAGCGCTGAGCGTCGGCGTGTTACCCAGGTTCTCAGTTGCGCTGGAGCTGTTGCTCGGCACATAGCCCAGCAACGTATTTCCCATGAGCGCGCCCCCACCGCCAGGTGCATAAGCCATCTGCAGAACATCATTGATCCAGAGAGCGCTAGGGCCATCCAACTCTCCCTCTCCGAGATCCCAGAACCCAATTTGCATGGAGGCCGGCTGAAAACTCCCGTTCATCGCAGTGGGTGCGGGGACGGAATAGTCGATTTGTTGCGACCCGGTGGCCCGAAAGTACCCATAAGAAAGAGGCCAGGGCGTGCCGATATTTGCGGTGCAAATGCTTCCTCCTGGCATTAGACCTGCCTCCGGTACTGCACCTGGTTGACGCTGATGTTGGCCACGGCCGCGGGTGGAAAAACCACTGTATTCAGAACGCCTCCAAAGCGGTTAGGGAAATGACTGAGGCAGGTCTGATAGGTGTTGTCGCACGCCGAGGCATAGTTCGGATCGCCGTTCGCCTGCGTCGCACCACACTGCGGGCTTCCGAAGCGCCATTGGCAAGTCTCGGAATAGTCGTAGGGATTGCCGTCGTAATCGTTGGGGTTGAAAAGAGGGTTTGCCCCAAACGGGCATTGCATCTCAGTCCCGCCTGTCACAGTCAAGCGGCCGTGCTGCTCATACTCTGCAGACTGCGCCACCAGGTTCCACTCTCTGAAAGCAAAGAGCGCTCCTTCGAAGGTGCGCGCTGTCAGGAGTCCGGCCAGATCGCGCTGTATGGTATTGCCGCTCACGTTCTGAATTTCAATCGTCGCGGTGGTAGATTGCATCGCTCGCGACTCTTGGAAACCGCTTGCGCTCAGCAGCCAGGGAAAGTAGTGAGTGTCGTAATTGGCCGGAGGATTGGCCAACCCTGCAAGCCAGGAAGGATGAGTGCCTGTGTAGACCGGAGTTACGTCGATCTCGACATTCGCCCAGTGGTAGCTCGTCCCATCCGTCGTCACCACGTCCAGCAGGCAAACAGGAGCCGATCCGCCGTGTGCGGACATGATCTGAACCAGTTCAATTGGATAAGGGTAAGGCATCGGCTATCTCATCACCTGCAATGCGTCCCACCACACCGCGTTACCCGTGCTGGCATCGTCCTTCGAATTCAGCGGCTGCAGACTGACGATATGAGATCCGAGAGGAACGTTCCGCACCTGAAGCAACATCGAAGATGGGCTAGCCGCAGGTGAGTAGAAATCCACAGTGCCTACAATCGCTGGAGTAGATCCGTTCATATTCATCGTTTGCAAAAGGACCGAGGCCTGCCCACCGGCCGGGCCAGTTGGTGCCCAGAACTGGAAACCGTAGCCTACATAGCAATAAGCAGCCATGTCTGTAGTTACCGTGCCGGCGTTCGCAAAGTGATATTTACTCTTCGCGCTCGCGTCGGCCGTCAATGTCCATGTCCCCGAGACGGCCGCAACCATGCGATTCCCGAAGTCATCGAGCAACGGCCGCCAGATTGCATCGTCCTGCCAGTCGCCGGGATAGACCTGCATGGGCGCCAGCGGAACTTCGTCAAAGAGAACCTGCTGGATGGCCCAGTGATTGTGCGAAGTGGGCACGGGCTCGACCGGCTGAGAGAAGCGGCCCACATACTGCCGTCCTCCCCCTTCGTGATCGATCAGTGTGAAGAAGCCGTCGCGGTACTGCTCGTAATACCACTTGAGCTTCCGCGCGTGGGTGGCCAGTTTTTCGTTCCAGTTGAGGCTGAACTGGTGGCCCGTGTCGGTGATGTCGCGGAAGTAAGGCGCGCCCTGGCTCGCTTTCGCGTTCAGGTGTGTCAGCGGCCGCTTCTTCTGAAAACCGTAATCGGGATTCAGCGGGTGCGTCGGCGTCGGGTTGAGAATATCGAACTGTGACATTTAACCTCTCCCCACGCCGCTGTATTGGCGCTGTGCCTGGTTCAGCGCGGACATCAGTGCAAGACCGCCCCCACCCTTGGCCCAGGCGGCCACGCTCTTCGAGTCGAGTGCTTGGACGGTAAGAGTCACCGGGGCTCCGCTGCCGGAGATGGCCGGCATGCGCGGCTGAACGCTGCTGCCATAACTCACGTTGTTACTCTGGATCGCATTCAGCAGCGGAGCGTGCGCCTGTGCCATCGAGGGCTGCACAACAAATTCATTCCGCATGGCGTGGATAAAGCCTTCTGTGTCGCTGGTGGCCAGATCGCCAAAATCATCTACCAAGCCGCCGGTGTGGTATTGGCCTGCGGTCAGCGTCACCTGACTGCGTCCGCCAATCTCCTGCTTTTGCAGAGAGCTGAGCGCGGCATTGATCTCAGGAGCGATGGTCGAGCCATAATAACTGCGCGCCCCGCTTCCCATGCTGGCCGTCGAGTTCTTAGAAGAAATCAGCAGGCTGTTCAGCTCTGACGAAAGCGAGCTGTATCCGCTGCGTCCGGCCTCATAATCCTGCATGTCTTTGAGCAACGTCGGCTGGATCGTACCCACGTCCAAGCTCTCGGCCTGTCCTTTACCCTGGTCACCGAAGATGCCCGCCAGCAAGCCGGTGACGCCGCCCACGACCGCGCCGATCGCGCCACCCACTACCGTGCCCAAGCCCGGGACGATACTGCCCAAGGCCGCGCCTGCTTCCATGCCGCCCATGGCGCCACCCACCGCGCCTGCAGTGGGATTCGAATTCTCGTAAGCCGAGTAGATACTGCTTCCGGCCATGAGTGAGCCGCCGGCCATGCCCATCGCGGCGCCGAGATATTTTGAGGAGCTTCCTGCCCCCGCACTTGTAAAGCTACCGTCGGCATTCAATGTGCCGCTCAAGTCCGGGTTTTGAGTATCAGGCATCGCACCGGCGTTGATGAAGTTTCCATCGGAAAGCAGTGTGCCGCTCAGGTCTGGGCTTTCCGCTCCGGGCATAGCTCCGGCCATTCCGGATGCACTCGCACCGCCTGTGCTGCCCGACATCCCAAAGCCGCCTCCGCCCATCGATCCCATGCCACCGCTGGCAGCCATGGTTCCAGCGGCAGACTGCAACGTGGTGGCAGCAGTCAGGAGGGCTTGGCTGCCAGTGAGCAACGTCGTGCTGCCGTTCTGGAACGAGATCATTGAGGGATTGACGGTCTGTGTCGTGCCACCCGCACCGTGACCGCCCATCCCAAATGCAGACTCGATGTCGGTCAAGGGATTGGTGCTGGTGCTCATCTGCGGACCCATGCCGAAGAGATATTGCAGCATCCCTCCTGTGGAGCTGTTGCTCTTGAACGCACCGAGCATTTGATTCGCCATCATCTGATAGGCGGTGTCCATCGCGCGGTTCTCGAAGAACTGCGCTGGATTGCTGAACATGCTCTTCAGTCCGGATGCCAACTTGTCGCGCGTCTCCTCGTCGGCCTGCTGCATCTGCGCATTCATCAGTTGATATGCAGCGGTCCTCTTCTCGTTTCCTTCCTGTTCGACCATCACCGCGGCCTCGGAATTCTGTTTGACATGCGCGAGTTGCTGGTCTTCAGCCTCAGTGATCGCCCGCACCTTGTCCTGCCACTCGTCCTGGATCTTCAGCGCTGTTTGTTGCCAGGGAGCCAGCGACAACCGCGCTGTCTGCTCCTCTTCCTTGGCAATCTGATCCATCGCCTTCTGGTGGAGTTGCGCCATTTCGCGATCAGAGTCCAACTCAATCTGAATCTTTTTCTGCTGGTATCCGGCCCATAGAGACCCGTCCGTGCTGTATTGGTGCTCAAAGTCATCCGAAAGGGCTTTCAAATGCTTTGATTCTTCGACCTCGATCCGCGCGTAGCCTTCCAACTGGGCGTCATCGGCCGAATCAGTGAGTGCGCGGATACGCTCGTTGAATTGCTCTTGTGATTCCAAAATCTTTTGATTTGAGCTTTGATGTGCGGAGGTACGCTGCGAAGCAAAATCGGAAGTTTGTTGCGGCGTTTCGATGCCGCCCGCGCCTACGGCTTTCCGCTCGGCTGCATCGATCGCATCTAATTGAGTCTGTAGCTGGGCATTGAGAAGAGGAATGCCCTTCAATCCAGATTGCGCAGCCTCGTCGGCCATGTGCCTGGTCTGCTCGTCGAGCTGCTCTTGAAGTTTCAGAGCTTCCGCGCCGAATTTCCGCTGTATTGCTGAAGTCTCTGCCGACTCCGCCCGTTTGGAGATCTCACCCTCTAGAAATTTGCGAGTGATGGCATCGATCTGCTCTTGTTCCTGCCGAGCGCGCAGCGCGTTGCCCTCAAGGCCCGCGTTTACGGCCTCGTTTTGCATCTGGATAATCTGGTCGGTTTCCTGACGTTGCAGCTCAATCTCTTCTGCATGAGCTTTATTCTTTGCAGCCAGATCCTCGCTTGCCTGGAGCGTCGCTCCAGCGTTGGATGGTCCTGGATTGCCCCTCTCACGATCTTCGATCGCAGTATATTTTTGCTTCTCCTTGTCTATTTCGAGTTGCTTTTGATACTCGGCCGTGATTTTGGCTTGTTTTCCAAGCTGAGAATCTCCGGCATGTTCAGCTTCGATGTCTGCCATGCGTTGCTGATGGAGCAGGCTCTGCTGTTCGGGTGAAATCTCTTGAGATTGTCCGGCTCCTTTTACCGAGGCTCCCGAAAAACTCCGCGCCATCAAAAGCTCGCCGATTCCTGCTCCAATTTGACTTGGGTTACTCGCTCCAATGAGTAGATCAAGCCACCCCGCCTTCGACATTGATTCTCCAGCGCTCCGGAAGTTTGTCATCGCCGAAGTGGCCTGCTCGATGCGGAGTTGTGCCGTCTCAATCGAGTGAACATTGACAAAATCTTTGTCTTTGTTCTGCTCCATCGTCTTCAAGAATTCTTTCTGCGCGGCATTTATATCTATGTATTTCTCGTAGAGATTATAGGCGCCCTCAGCCATGTGAGCGAAGATATCTACCGCTCCAAGCCCGATCAAGGCAGGTCCAATCATGCTGAGTGCACTACTCATCATCTGGCTGTTGGCAATGACGCTCTGCATCGCGCGCGGAACACGCAATCCGAGATCCTCGTTTAGGAGCCGGACATTCTCACGCGCGCCCAGCGCATGATCTCCCACTTCATCGAGCCCGGCACCAGCTCGAGCGCCGGCAGCCTCCCCCGCCGGTCCCAACGCCTCAAGCTGTGCAACAACCTGCTGCACCGCCTCAGCGGCGTTGCCATCAGTGACGTTGATCGTGATCTGAACAACCTGGCCGGGCATCTACGCAGACCTCCGCACAAAATCTGTGCCACACTTGTGGCAGGTTGTGGCAAAGGGCGAATCCTGGAGTGCGCCGCACACGCCGCAGGGCGGATGATTGCGCTCGAACTCTGCGCGTGCTTCGGCAACTGCCATCAAGCCATCCGCCTCTGCCATACTGAAGTCGCCAGAGGCGAGCCCCGTGTTCTTGCACTTCTCCAGCCACAGCAGATACTCGGCGCGCTTGTAGTAGCCGGGCGAAAGCGTCAAGGGCGGCAGCGAGCCGAAGATGCGCTCGCGGCCACTGTCGTCGCTGTCATCGAGCGACCGCGCGACGCGGCCCTGGGCAAAGCCCTGCTCCAGCATCTCGTTGATAGCCTGCCGCAGCCCTTCCGCATCGCGTGTCACATCGATCGACATCTACTTGTCGTCCTCGTCGATTTCGTCCTCGATTTCGACCGCAGCCGGAGCGAACAATTGCATAGCCGCAGCCACCTTGTGGTAGGTGTCCATGGTTCGCGCGATCGTGTCGCGGCCTTCCAGGGCCACGCCGTTTTCCGCATACCCAGCGACGCTCACAATCAACTCGTCATAGAGTGCGGCCAGGGTGCGCTGTGCGCCGCGGTAGACAGTGGTTCCCTTGCGCGATCCGGTCACGATCTGTGCGCGAGTGTCGTCGCGCCTGTAGCGCCGGAACTGCTCGGCCGTGGGCGAATCGAACCAGTGCACCAGGTTCTTATAGCGGCGCATCGCGTTGCCATCCCCGGCGCTCCACACAGCATTCAGTCGCACAACCTCGCGGCCAGCGTCGTACGCTTCGGGAATGTCTTCTGTGACCGCATAAGCGGAAGTGAGCACATTGGCAACGGCCAGGCGATGAGCCAGAGCCCCGCTTGTGCCCTCGGTAATGACAGCGTCGGCCAGTTCCAAGCCGGCGGATGCGGCATCGGTATGCTGGATCACCTGTTTTCCGTCGCGCTCGGCCGTCGAGACGATGCCGTCGAAATACTTGAACCACCGCGCCTCGGTGATGGGCTTCACTGTGAAGCTGTAGGTTCTCGCGCCCTGCCGGATCACGATGATCCGAGGTTGCGCGAGATCGATAAAGTCTGTCGTGGACATAGGGGTCCTTCCTTTGTGTTTGGGATTTTGTGATGTTCCCAGGGTGGAGGACCCTGTCCTGCACGAGGCCCGCGTAGCCATGCGTTGCCTCGAAACGGCCGCCGTAGGAAGCAGCCGGTATTGCCCGATGGAAAAAGCCCGGAGCGCTCTCGCTCTAACAGCGCTCCGGTGGAGAAAGCTCTTCAGGCGCCGATCAGATAGGCAGTGGCCTGGCTGTTGGTGACTGCTGCGGTCAGCACGCCGCTGCCGCCCTGGTTGTAGATGGTGGTCTCGTCACCCTCGATCTGCCACACCGTCATATTGCCGCTGGCGCCCAATTTGGTCGTCTTCAGGTTGCAGTAGGGAATGTCAAGATTCAGAATCGATGTGCCGCTGGTGCCGGTCCAGTTCACTTCCTGCAACACGTTGGTGTTGAAGATCACGCGCACGTCGTCCGCGCTGGTGGCCGCGATGGTGCTCTGGAAGCTCACCTTACGGAGGCCGGTACGCGGAAAAGCGCCGAAGAGTCCCAGGCCGGGCGCCGTGTGATTGGTCACACCCGTCGAGATCTTGATGGTGGTCGACATGTGGCGGCCCACCTTCGAAACCGTTGCGCCGTGCGCGCCGATCGACATGATGACGTCTGAACCGAGCAGGTAAGCAAGAGATGCGGGCAATGCCGGCAGCGAGGCGATAACGCCGTCCTGCCAGTGCCCAGTGCCGATGAAACTCGCCTCAATGGTGATCGGTCCACGCGCCGGAATGGTGATCGTCACGTCGCTGATGCCCATGTCGATCAGCGTCCAGCACACATCGTTCGTGTCCTGCAGATAAATACTGGCGGCCGGGGCCTGGGTTGTGGTTTCGTCGAAGCTCAGGGTGTGCACGTAGGGGCCAGCGCCGGTAATGACGTCCTTGCCCAGCGCGAGCGCAAGCAGCAAGCCTGCCAGCCAGTCGTCGGCATCGGCCTTCACGCTGAAGGAGGAATCCCAACCAGTGAGCTGGCCCTGCGTCGCAAACTCGGTGCCTTTGCCGGCCATTGCCTTGTCGCTGTACCTGGTCTGCTTCAGTTCGGCCACTGCGGAGCCGTCGAACTTCTGGCGCCTGGTCATGGAGGCCGTGGCGATCGGCGTGCCGTAGGCGAGCTGCTTGTTGGGGCTCAGCACCAGATTCCGTGCTGTGATCTTCTGGGATTCAAAATTGTACGGTCCAGCCATCACTCACCATCCTTCACGCCGCGTTTGCGCGATCCGCCGCGCGGCTGTTCATCTTCGCTCACAGCGTTGGCCGTGGCCTCAACATCTTCAGGGACTTCTTCGAGAATCGCTTCACCTTCGAACTGCTCGTGGCGGAGCAGATGGTTCCACTCAAAGCTGCGTTCCACTTCCTGCGTTTCGCCAGCCACAAAGTGGAAGTGCCGGCGGCCGTTGGCCCAGCCGACCGTTCCCGCTTCGCCTGCCATGCGCCGGCCAGCTTCACTGAGCTGGATCGTGATGAAATCGGGGCGTGCATTGCTCATCAGTTGTCCTCATTTCCTGGCGTCGGTGTGCCGGCCGCCAGCGTGCCGGGGAACTGGGCGATTGCGCAGACCTCGACGGTGCAGATGTAGATTTGCCCCACAATATCGTCAGGCAGCTTGCCGATGCCCTTGAGAGCCACTGGCTCCGTGACCGACCCATCCGGCAGAGTCAAGCGCGCACCGGCCACCAGTGGGAGTACCAGGGCAACGACGGCCAGCGTGGCCGTGCGCTGGGCTTCCTTGCTGGTCAAGTTCTCAGCCGCACACCAGATCTCGAAGATGTGGCTCACGTCGTAGGTGAGCCATTGATTGTCACCCTGATTTCTGTATTCAGTGCTGGCGTAGCGCTGCCTTGCACAGGGCATCTGGAGTACAAGCTCGTCGTTGTCGTTAATGTCGCTTTCACCGATCGCGCCGACATTGATGCCTGTCAGTCCAGCGGTGAGCGCGGCCAGCAACGCCTGCTCCGCATCGCCCGGCAATACCATCGAGGCTGGCACTACTTAACCCCCAGTCCAGAGGCCTTGGCGGCCTTGGCCACGTAGATTTCAACCTCTTCCTGGATCCGCGCGGGATCTTCCGGACGGAAGACGAGAGGATTTCTGGCGGGGATGTGGATATGGCGAGAGAAGCCGCGCACATTGACCGTCGCGACACCGCTCGCGGCTTTCCGGGTGACCGTTTGATGACGCCCAAGCTTGTTGGTGATTTGCTGCTTTTCAAACCGATCACGGCTACGCTGCCGGCGCGTATAGCTGTAAGGCCTCACCGACTGAGTTCCATCGAACCCGTTGAACAAAGGCTCTGCGTAGCGCAGCGCGGTGCCAATCACTACGGAGTTGCCTTGAACCGCGAACGTGACAGAGTTCAAGAGCAGTCCTTTGTTGATCATCAGTTTGTGACCGGCGGAGTACTTCCGCCACCTCAAAGACACGGGACTGAGCGGTGCCCAGGAGCCGGCCGGAGATCCGGAATCCCGGAAGGTCTGCCGCACGCTCTTGAGCTGGCCGAGCCCGATGATGCGCAGCAGCTGCTCCTTCGCACCCAGCGAAAGCGAAAACTGGCGCAAGGAGACCGTCACGTTGGACGCATCGGATTTGACGACGACGGCGGACATTAAACGAACCCCTTGAGCTGGCACTCATCGAAGATCAGCGGCTTGGTGCTCTTTTGCACGCTGGAGTCGGCCGTCTGCGGAGTGCTGCCCACGGGCTGATCGAGCGTGGCTTTTCCTGTGGAGACCTGGCCAAGAAATGCGATCGCATCCTCATATCCTTGACGGATGATTTCGCCATTCTTCGCATTGCGGCGGCGGCGGAAGAGCAGCCAGACGGCGATGTCCAGTGTCTTGCCTTTTACGTCGTCGCCGGCCTGGAGCGGTGTCTGGTAGCGCTGACGGCAATAGCTATCCACAATGCCCGACGCCTCTTCAAGCGCGGCGGACACGGTGGCGACGTTGACCGTCGCGGTCGCGTCGTCGCAGGTGAGCTGCACCAGCTCCGCCTGGGTCAGGCGGAGCGGCACAAGGTCGGATTGGACAGCGTAGGCCAACGGTTACCCTTCGACAGCAGGTTCGACTTCGGTGGGTTGGGCGGTGGGAGTGGCGATCGGCTTGGCCGCGCCAAGCTCTTCCAGCCTGGTGGCGTCTTTGCCGGCCAGTGTGATCAGGGAGTTGCGCGGGTAGTACTTGCCATCGTGGCGGATCGGGTGGATGACGACGTGGGTCTGCTTCCCCTTGGGGATCTCGACCTCGGCGGCTTCAGGTTCGTTCTTGGTTCGGGCCATCGGAGCTTGCCTTTCTTTGGAAAACGAGCGCGGACCATTCAGATCCGCGCTCGGCTCAATTAACGGTTACCGATTGCGGCTGGTTAGCCGGCGACCGGAGCGCCGACGGCGCCCATGACGGGAGCGGCAACGCAGCCGGAGAAGAGGTAGATGGTTTCCTGGGCGGTGATGCGCGTGTCCCAGTACCAGTCCACCGAGACCACATCGCCCTTGGCGTCCAGGTCGGGAAGCGGGAATTCCAGCACCCCGTAGCCGTCCACCGTCATTGGAGCTGCGGACCAGGAGAACGTCTTAAGGGCGCTCAGGTCGTCCATGCTCGACGCCGGCTGTACCGATACCAACACCGCACTTGTACCCCAGACATACGAGGCGTTGTTCGCCTTGTCGAGGGAGACGGCCGCCGCGCGCACGCACTGTACGCCGAAGACCTGGGTGAGCTGATCAATGGTGATGGCGCCCCCCGCGGTGTACTTGAAGCGATCGATGATGTCCGGGTGGTTGCAGAGTGCGGTCACCACGGGATCGCTGAGAATCAAGTGCGTCGCTTCGACACCAGATTGCCGGACCAGGGCCTTGGCGGCCTCGACCACAGGAATCGGATGCGAGACGCCGGTGTAGTTGTCCCACATCGACGTGCCCGAGATGGACTGGTTGTTGGTGACGTTGGCCAGGGTGGTAACGAGCTGTGCGATGTAGTTCTCGCGATCGAGCGAGATCTTGTCGATCAACCGGCGGGTGGCCGCCTGCTTCTCGCTGAAGCCCAGGCCCAGGGCGTACTGCTCCTGTTCGTAGGGCACGATAGCGCGCAAAGCGCGGCTCTTGCAGAAGTACGGATACTCGGAATAGTTCATCCGGTCGGTCTGCGGCGTGGTACCGGGAGCGCGGAGGGTCTGGCGATCGAGGCGCTGATTCGAGCGATCGAAGACGGTGTACTGGAAGCTCTGGCGGCCGACAGGCACGCGCGGAGCGATCAGGTCCCCCACGAACGCATTGTTGCGAAAGCTCTTGGCGTAGTTGGAAAGAGCTACGTTCAGAGTTCCCGCCGGAAGACTTGGTGCGAAACTGCCCATTGTTTTGACTCGCTTTCTTCCGCACTCGCGGAGGGAGTATCCAACCGGGCCGCGTCCTTGAAGGCGTACGCGGCCCGAACTTCAATCTGTTTAGCTGAGGACGGCCGTTCCGACCAGCGACCGCACGTTCCACACGGTGGCCATAGCCTCAACCACTGCGCCATCGCCTTGGGCGGCAAACGTGATCACATGCTTCGTGCCGTTGATCCCGTTGGCTGCGAAGGTGGTGGTGTGCGCATGCGCCGTCTCAGCCGTGATGAAGATCTGCATCCCATCCTGGGCGGCCGTGGGTTGTGCCAGAGTCATCGCCAAGGCTGCAGCGGAGCCGATGCCGGCCGTACCGGGAGCCACCGGAATTGCTCCCGCGACGATGTAGTGCGTGACCGCGTCCTGGGTGGGGCCGTTGTCGGGGGAGACGAACACAACGATATAGTCGCCTGCGTTGCTGCCACTAGAGACGGCGCGCGCCACGATGTTCTGGTTGGTGGCGCCAGTTGCGGGAATGAGCTGCCCGGCGGCGTTGGTGATCAGATTCTGTCCAGCCTGGACTGCCGCGCCGATGATCGCGACTGCCTCACCCTCATAGATAGCTGAGATCGCATCGCCAGCGTAAACGGTGGACTCTTCGAGAATCGCGAAAGCCGGCGCATTAGCTGCGCTGGCGACGGCCAGGGTGGCATCGTTCGCTCCCTGTACAAGCGCAAAGCCTCGGGTCATGCCTGCGGCTGCGGCAACGTAGCTCCGGCGTTGCGGATTGCCGGTTACGCCAGTAGTTTCAACATTCATTGACTCACCCCTCCTCAGGGCCATTGCTCAAAAAGCGCTGGGCGAGCATGGCAGCCCAGCATTTTCCACGACGCCATACCGTCGCCGCCTCGCCGCGTCGCCGCGGCTAGCGTTGGAATTCTAGACAGCGCCGGCGCTTGCGTTGCCCGGCTTGGTCAGCGCGGGATTCTCCTGCGCCACCTGAGTCAAGGCCTCGCCGTAGCTGATGCTCTTTTCGCTGGCACGCTTGGAAGCCAGTGTGTGCAGCTGCACAGAGTTCTGGTCGGCCTTCTCGCCGTAATCCACCGTGGTGGCTTGAGCGGCGGCCTGGGGCGTGAACTTTGTGCCGGCAGGAACCACCGCGGGCAAGCCCTCCATGAAGTTCTCGAACATCTCAAGCGGGCTCAGCGTCTTCTTCGCATCCCCCTCGCCAAACTCGACGGTGTTGCTCAGGCCGGCCAGCTCCGCGAACAGCAGTTCGCCGCCCATCTTTTCGAAAGCGGGAATCCATTTCCCCTTGCTCTTGAGCCGGGTAACGGCCTGCTGAGCCTTCGACTGCAGCTCCGCGCCGGTCAGTTTGCCTTCACGCTCGGCAAAGTCCGTGGCCTGCTTGGCAATCTGAGCCTTGAGCGGATCCACAGCCGCGGTGACGGCCGTATTCACAGCCGAGGTTACGAGGGCTGTGACGTCAGCCTCGCTGAAGTTCTTTGGGGTTCCGACGCCAAGTAGTCCGGCAAGATATTCCTTGACCTGTTCGGCAATTGTCTTTTCCATCTGCTCCTCTTCCTCGCCGAAGTCCACCTCAATGAACTTGCGGCCGTTGTCGTCGAACTGCACGTCCTGCAAACCTTTGACCTCGGGCGGCATTGCGCCGAGCCATCCCACATGCCGGAGGCCGGCGATCTTACCGTCGGCGTCGGTGTAAAACGAAGCAGAGCGCTTCTTGAATCGCCCAGCCTGCCGCAGTTCGTTGAACTGCGGATCGACCTGCTTTTCCTGCGCCATCAGCAGATCACCACGCACCATCAGCTGATCGATCCAGCCAAATGCGGGAAGATTGTCTTTTGGGTGCCCCACTGTCACGGGAGCTTCATGGAAGGATGAATCGTAGCTCGCGGCCACGCGGCTGAGATCTTCCCGCGTCACGAGGCCTTTTCCTTTGCTGCGGTAGTCGCCAGCGCGGAAGATCTCGATCCAAGGAGAGGACCCTGTGGTGCTAGCTGCCGGAATGGGTGTGGTTGCCACTTGAGCTATCTTCAGCTCAGGTAGCTTTAGCCATTGCGGTAGATGGCAAACTCGCGCTCCATGGCGAGAAGCTATGCGGCGATGCGGAAGATTTTCCCGAATCCAGGCTGAGGAACTTTCAATTGCGCGAGCAGCGGAAGCCGCAACAGGCCTGGCTCATTCGCATTCTTGTCTGCCTTCAGCGCTTCGCTCTCAAGGATGGGCGCCACCGAGCAGCGGCAATTAAATCCATTCGGCGGATAGATCTTCATCCACACTGGATCCTCGGCCCTGGCTGTGAATTGATCAATCACCGCGTGTTCGGGACGCACACAATCGTCGCCAACCGTCCAGTACTGCCAGAAGGGCAGTACTTCTGTCACGGCCGGGTCCTTCATTTGTTCATAGCGGCCCAGGCTGAAAGCCTTCTGCATGGCCGTCTGGAAGGCGGTGTCGAGCGTAAAGGCATTCAGCCGTGCGATTCCCGCGTCGTCGGTGAGTTTGTTCACCGCCGCTTCAAAGTCAGCTGCTGTGCCGCCCTCTTTCGCCACGCCGGCCAACTCGTCGCGGATCTTGGCAATCAGCCGCACATCGGCAGCGCCGGCCAGGGTGAATGCATCCTTGCGGTATTGCGCCGTGAGCCCGTCGAAGACGTCTTTGTTTACCGGGACCAGGCTGCCGATGTAATCGGAGATGTCATCCGAGGGAAGATCGGTCGAGAAGCCCGCGGAAAGATCGATAGGGTCGTCGTCAAAATTGACGCTCAACCGCGAGCTGCTCACCATCTGCAGCAGGTTCCCGGTCTTCTTGTGAACATGCTTCAGGATCTGCGCGCGTCCCAGTATATTGCTGGCGGCCAGGTGACGCGCCAACAGATCGCCCATGCGGTGCTGCACCGCGGCGTCGCGCATGATCCCGTGGTGTAAGTGAAGAGCCAATTACTTCACCACCGCAGGCTTCACGGCTTCCGCGATTTCTTCAATGCGCTCCTTGTAGAGCTTGGTTGCGCCTTTCTGGAGCCCAAGGAATATCCGGTCGTACTCGTCCAGGTCCTCGCGAATCGCATCCTCCGGCTCGCTGAATGATGCTGCTGACGTGTCGCGCACTGTGACGGCTGGGGCATTTGCACCGGGCGTTGCGATCTGATCGTTGATTGACGCCTGCGGCACGTCGTAACGGTCGGTGAGGTAACTGAGCGGCATGGGAACGCCCATTCCCTGCAGAGCGGAGTCGATGCCGATACGCGCAGCCAGGTCTTCATCCTCTTCCAGGTCAAACGACCAAGTGGGCATCGGCGCATCCGGACCGAAGTTCCATAGCACCAGCGGGCGGACCAGCTGGCGATTGACAACCGACATCAGGCCGCGGCAAAGCTCGACCGTCTTCTTCTCCAAAGTATCGGCGTGGGTGTCGCCCTGGGCCTTTGAGCCGCCGCCGCCTTCATTGCCAAATGTGGTCAGCGTCTCGCCCAGAATCCTGCGCGCGATCGCGTACTGCATAAGCAGGAATAGTTCCTTGTAGACGGCGGGGTCCAGGGCGCGGGCGATCTTGAGCAGCTCCTGGTCGTATTGCATGTTCTCCGGCATGGCCAGCGCGGCTTCGCTGATGATGGCCTGGGCAATGGCTGCAGCTTGCTGCCGTGCAGACACGTCGGCGCCATCCGCGTAACGCACCACGGCCGTGCCAGGTCCCTTCTCGCCGTACTGCAGCCAGAGGCGCAGAGTGTTCCGTTTGAACCAGCTCGGCCAGAAGACACTCTTGAGCAGTGGACGACCCATTCGGTTGCGCGAGCGGCCGCGGTAGGTAGAGATCAGGAACTTCTGCTCCGGCATCGGCGTGCCCTCCATCATGAAGGGCGAGTCGAGCAGCTGGAGCTGGCCGATCTGTGGCTGGAATCGGTTGCCGAAGAGAAACAACTCCTGAGGGCAATCGTTGATCTCAGTGAGCGCGGCCTGGCCCATGCTGGCATCGAAGATCATCTCCTGGACGCTGAATCCATAGCCTGGTGCGTCCAGCATGCAATCCAGTGTTCCATGGAAGTTGGGCAGCCCATCGAGCTGCGCCTGGACGAATGCTGCCACGTCCTGCGCTTTACCCGAGTCGTCTGCCGGTCGCACACTGCGATCGCGCTCAAGCACGTTCAGCTTCAGCGTGTCCATGGCGTTGCCGACGTCCTCGTCTTTGTCCTCGAGCTCGCGGTAGTAGAGGATGGACATCGCCTCGTTGCGCACCATCGAGCCCCAGATCGTGGAGGGACTGCGCTGGCCACCAAAGGCCAGCGCGTTCTGGTAGAGCGAGATTTGCGTGAGATAAAGTTTCTGTTCGCCAACGATCTCGCCCGCAGGCGGCATCGGCGGAATCTGTTCGTCTGCCATCAGAGATAGCCTCCAGACTGGGAAAAGCTGCTAGGAATTGGGCTTGAGGTCATGCCCAGGGTGCATACAGCGCCGTTATCTCCGGCCAGAAGCCCCAGCGCTTGAGCCCAAAATTCATCCGCATGGCCGGCCTCAGTGCGATCGGCATCAAATCGGAAGTTGTTGGCTGCTGTCGGGATCTTTCGGATCGCGTGAATTGCCCCACGAAGGTTGGTATCGTCCGGATTGCGAATCGTCCCATCCTCGTAATTTCGCTTTGCCCTCACCGCCAGGTCTTCTTTAGAAGCCGCGGTGAAAGTGACAGGCTCAACGCGATAGGTCCCATACTTCGTCACTAACTCTTCAGCCATTTGCATGCCGATTCCCGTGCAGTCCTGGCAGAGCCGCTTGATCGGCAGATTCTCCATAAACCACTCGATCTTGGTTCGTTGAATCCGGAACGGAGTCGCGCGCATGCGCACAATTGCGCGAGTCCAATAGACTCCAAGCACCTTTTCGAGGAGATAGATGACCGTGAGATCCTTCTTGCGGCCAACGTCCACGCCCAGGAATAGTTCGCCCGTGGGAATGTAATACTCCGGGAGATCTGTAGTAGCGTACGAAGACTCCGCAGCCCTAATCTGCGCCCAGGTGATCCAGCTCGAAGCATCGCTGATGAACTTGCAGCAGTACTCCTGATCCCATATGTCGTCATCCGGGCAGCCCTCGCGCAGCTTCACCGGGTCGGCATTCAAGCCCTGGGCGACGGCGTCGTAGATCGTCGTGCAGTGCTTCGAGTAGCCGTTTTCCTTCTCGCACAGTTCGTAGAACATGCCCGACTCGCCAAAGCAAGTCGAGCCGATCTCAATCGAGTAGCCGCGAGTCACGGAAGGATAGATAGCCGCATAGATGCGTTTTGCATCTTTGTGGAAGGCGAACTCGTCGGCCAGGACGTTTCCCGTGTAACCGCGGGCCGTGTCGGGGTTCGCCGGCAGAAAGATCATTCTGGATTTGTTTGAAGGGAAATGGATCACCGACTGGGTCAGCTCCACGGCCTGGACAAATTCGCCCGTGCCTTCCTTCTCGAAAACCCCGGTTCCTTCCCTTTCGACAAACTCAAAGCCGCGCGCCGCCTGCTCGATCTGCGCGATCGCTTCCACATGCTCCCTGGCCTTGTGCGCCAGCTCGTTCGATTGGCGCTGTCCGGCCGAGAGTGCGATCCAGAGAGTTTTACGCCGCACCATATCGGCAACAGCCCGGAAGGTGGCGCAGAAGCTGAAGCCAATCTGCCGCCCCTTCTTCCATATTTTGAGAGGAGACTTGTCGTTGATCCAGTCCTGCTGGTATTTGAGGAAGATCTGGTTAGACTGCCCCATAGATCTCCCTCACCTTTTCGAGCAGGTCCTCGCGGGTGAGCTGCACCGGGGGCTTGCCTTCGCGGCCTTCGATATCGCCCAGCAGGTTGCCGGCCTTTTGTTTGACCAGGTCGAGCTTCATCTGGACCGTCTTCTCTTCCACGGCGACTCTGCGCGCCTGCAGCTCTACGCGCTGGAGCCGGGACATGGTCAGTGAGAGCAGGTTAAGGCCTGCAAGGAACTTCCCCTGGTCGCCCGGTCCAACCTGCTGCATCAGGGTGAAGACCTGGTCACGCATGGCATTCATCACCGCGGCGTTCGATCCTGGCAGATCATTACTAGAGAAAGCCTGCGCCCACTCGCGCGCTTTGGCGCTCTCGGCCAGGACCTGGGAGCGCACCTGCGCGACGCGTAGATCGAACCACCTTTGCAACGAGGACTTCGCCAGGCGCAATCCGGGGAAGAGATCCAGATCTTCGCTCTCCACCAGAACCCAGTCAATAAAGCCACCGCCGTCCTTTTCCCAGTCAGCGCTATACGGCCGCGCTGATTGCTCGGCGATTTCCACCCAGGTGCGTCCCCGGTCGTAGAGCGTCTTGATCGCGTCCTGCGCGCTCTGCGGCAGTCGATCGATCTTGAGCGGCTGCTTCACTACGCGGGGCTCTCCCGTTTTTGGTCTGGGCTTAGTCAAATTGAAACTCCACGCCGCTCAACCCTGGTTGTACTGCACGTCGTCATTGCTCTTGCGGAGCGTCATAAAGCGCAGGCCTGCGGCCGTCAGCTCGATCTGGCTGATTACGGTGCGTCCCGTGTCTTCATTCATGCCCTGCTTGAACACGATGTAATCGAGCACTGCGAGATCCTGAAGGAGGGTGATCACTTGTTCGCGGCCCACCGTCATGCCGAGCTTCAGAAACATGCCCCAGATTTGGAGGTCATCCATGCGCGAGAGCTGGTTTTGGTGACCTTCCCGTACCCAGCTCATGATGATGCCCCTGCGCCGTCTTTCTTGCATCAGCTTCAGATCACCTTCCATGTGTTCACTCCGTTCCTTGGTGTGCCGACTGTTCTTTACTCAGCATCGAGTGCAGCCCTTTTATGCTGCGAGCCAGATCCTGCAATACGTTGTCTTGCTGGTCCATCCGCTCATAGAGACCGTTGACTCCCTGGGCGGCAAATATGGTGAGCCGCTCCATCTCTTCCGCCTGACGGCCGCCCTGGTCTGCCAGCTTGGTCAGCGCGTCGGCTTGGCGCCCGCTGGCGTGTGCTTGCTGCTGCACGCCCTCCACAACCGAGCTGAACGTGGTCTGGATTGTGTCGTTCATCCGCGAAAGAAAACGGCCAAGAAACATTAGCCCCAGCAGCGCGATGAATGGCCACGGCCCCCATTGCGCCAAAAGCGTGAACCCGGCCTGCGGCTGCCGCTGCAAAAGCTCAAAGGCCGCCAAAATCACGGCAGCGCCGCCGGCGGAACTGAGCCCGATCCGCAAGTGCTTCAGCCAGCCGCCGCGGAAACTCACTGCGGCTTCACCCCGCGGAATGGCCGACATGCTGATTCCACCCAACCCGAGCGTCGTCACTTGGCAGTGCTCCCCGCATCGGATGTTGAAAAAGAGCGAGCTATCTCCGGGAACGCGTTAGCTGCCACAGATTCCACCGTCGCCGCGGTCATAGCCGTGTTGCCTGCCCTTATATTGATACCGGCCGCAGCCACGCCCTGGAGGGCGGTCAGCAGCTCCGCCTGGTGGCGATTCTGCTTGGCGCTGAATCCGGCGATCGACAAGCCGACCCCGAAGACCGTGAGGCCGTCCACCGGCTCCAGCTTTCCGTACCAGACGCCGGCCACCGCCGCCGCCATCACCAGGGTCCCCCCGACGATGGTTTTCTTCCCCTGCCACCAAACCAGTACCGCCGCCCAAATCTTCCCCATAAATCCCCCTCAAACCCCGAATCCCGCTCCGAGGGTCGAACCACAGCCGTCAGGTGCCGATTCCGGCCCCGATAAGGCCGCGTCGACCCCGTTTAGTCATTTTGCAAGTACTACCCCCGCCGAAAATCCTCCCGGCGCGCACAGAACGCCCTCTGGCGCGTTTTGACTTTTTCGCCCCTCAGGGCGTCTCCAGAGCCTGCGCGACCGTCAGGTTGTCCGGCCGGAACCACATCGCCTGAAACTTCGTCTCGAACTCCCCAGCCGTCTCAGCACCGAGGGTAAAAGTCGCAGAGTTGTCCTGGTTCTTCTCACCCTGCTCGCTGAAGTTTGCAGAACCGTCGCGGACCAGGCGGGAATCCAAGCAATAGCTCTTGAGGTGCATCAGCACCTTCGAGTGCTTCACGCGGATCTCGACGCCTTTCAAACCGATCAGCGCGCGCAGGGGAATCCGTGCACAGGTGGCGTCGCCTCGGCACTCGGCCTGCAGCTCACCGCGGTCCAGGTAGATCCGGATCGCCACACCGTGAGCTGCCCGATCCACCAGCGCGTCCACAATCGCCTGGTCAGTCAGGCTGAAGGCTGCCAGGTCAACGGTCTTGTTCGCCAGGCCAATTTCGGCCACGTCCGCTTGCTCCAAGTTCTGATCCGGCGAGTACTCCGTGCTCACGGCTCCCTGGGCGTAGGCAGGTTGCGCGCAACTTGCCATCCCCATAGCGATCCCAAAGACCATCCCCAATCCCATCCGTCCCCGCATCCGCATCGTCATAGTGTCGTCACCAGGGCGCGAATCTTGTCCGCGACCAGCCCTTCAGAAATAAAAAACGGTTTGTCTGTGCACTGAATAGAGAGTGTCTGGGCGGCCTCGTCATAGGTCCAGGTGGCCGTAAAGCCATTGCCGCTCGCGGTTCCCGTGTCGCCCATGACGGACACGTCGGCCTGAGCCCTGATCCGCGCCCGGATCGCCTGAAAGCGTTCCCGCGGGATGTTTTGAAAGGTGATAGGCTTGCAGGCAGCCATCGGCTCCCCCCTTATTCTTAGCGGCATCCGGTCTGGTTGAACCGGATGCCGCCGGGTTGGTTGAGTCCTCGGGGCAAGCGCGGCACTCTCCGTACAGGCACTTCGCCGCAATCCCGAGTTTGGTGCTCTCGTCAGGGTGTATGTCTAGAATCCCGCGTGCGCCTCGTAGGCGTAGAAGCCGTCGACCGTGGTGCCATAGCTCTCGGCCACTGGTCGCAATCGCTGCGCATCCATATAAGGGCGTACCTGGGCCAGCTTGATAGTGGAGGCGGAGGCCATCTGAGCCACCGCAGCCTTGCCTGAGACCGACTGCACCAGGCCCAATATGGCCGTGACGATCGTTGCCACTCCGTTGATCGACGCCAGCACATGCTGCTGACTCGCCGGGTTCGTAATCTTCGCGGCAGAAAGCAGCGATGCGTTCACTTGCTGCTGGAAAATCACAACAGCGGTTTGCAGTTGCGCCAGCACTCCAGCCGAGGGGTTGGCCAGGTAAGCCTTGGCTTGGGCCACCAGCACATTTGAGGCGGCGTCAAAGCCTATCGTCGCCGCCACAAAGATCGGCGCTTCAGTCGGGGCCAACAGCGCGGCCGTCGAGTCCACCGTCGCCACTGCGCTCTGCAGTGCCGGCGTCCAGTTCACAATGTTCTGCGCCACCTGGTTCCCGGTGCAGCCCACCATCGGCAGGGTGCCCATCACCAGCACGGCACAAAGCATCACGGCGCCCAGCAGGCGCGTCGATACGTTCTTGAGAAAGTTCAGCTTCATGGTTCTCATCCTTCCGCCGGCGTCGCCGGGCTGTTTCCAGATTCAGAGTCGTATTGGGTAAGGTCGAATTCGTGTACCAGAGAAAGCAGGGATTCCGCATAGAAGGGGTTAGTCGAATATCCGCAGTGCTCGAGCGCAATGGCGAACTTGGCCGCATCGCCGCGCACGGCCATGGCCGGCGCGTAGCGCGAGGCCTGGGCCAGCAACAGGCCGTGGGCCTTGAAGCTGTCGGCCACGGTGGAGTAGCGGGCGAACGTGGCCCGCTCCTCCACCGAATGGCCGTGAACCACCTCATGCGTAGGTAGTTCGATATAGCTTTCCGGTGCTACGTGGACAGCCGTTTTGATGCCGAAGTAGTTGTTGGCCTGCTTGGCCAGGCCGGTCTGGCCCCAGCCGCTCTCGAGGATTGCCTGGGCGATGGTGATCGACGCCGGCACACCCGTCGCGTGTTGCGAGGCAAGCGCCGCCGGCACTGCCAATTTCAAGAATGTCGATTCGCCCTCGGTCATGTCCCACTCCCTGGCTCAGAGTTCGGGAGGCCGGGCGTTGAAGAGGCGGCTCTCGCTTTCCGCCCCATTGCAACGCCCGAGACACTCTCGGCTCTGGCACCCGCACAACCTCTTCTCGGATGTATGTGCGGTTCCGACCTTACCGGTCTGAATTGAGAGTAGGGGCGGCGATAGCGCAGAGATGCGCTAGGTGGCAAAGCCGCGCTCCATGGCTAAATGGGTGAGAGGCGAGGGGAGAAAAACAGACCCGCGAGGAGCGGAGTCCGATTGAACCCAAGATGCGTACTACGCGAGAAGTGCTTTCAAGATAGCCGCGACAATCCCCGCAGTTATTCCGAAGGCCCAGAGTGCCCCGAAAACAGACCAGAAGATGGTGCTACCGCTGAGGGGCTTCGAAGGAAGAATTTCGATAAAGCTGTCAATGGCCTTTCCCTGTGCGGACGCCTGTGCACAGTCGAAGTGCTCATCGTCAAATAAACCGCTCCATTTCCCGCAATATTTGCACTTTGCCATTGGGCTCACTTTCCTCGCGAATTTCGCTATTGTTCCCTGATTGTTGCGGGAGCGAGCCTCGAACTGGGCACGCGCTGTTCGGGGTGCCTTTGGGAGATGGCTTCGACCGCGCTAGCCATCAACCTACGAATATCCACGGTTGACTCTTTATTGCGAGCCGATCCTCGGTTTTTCCGCGCGGCGTGGCTGCTCTCTCGGTCACCTATGTGAATGTTGATCTCGATCCGGTCGCCGGTCACAACATAGTTATCAGATGAGTTCACGTTAACCGTGACTCCGGAGCGTTGCTGGTCTTTCTGGTTCTCTGGTTCGACCTCGGCCATAAACTCTCCCATTTGTTCAACAAGATGAAGTCTTTCCTTATCTGTCACTACAGGCCCCGGCGTTAAGATGTCGATCGCTTATCAGGCGGTCCTTAAGAATCGCTCCACCATAGCAGGGTCCTCAGTCTTCATTTTGTGACATAGCTCATAGAAGAAAACAACCTTGTCAGCGTATTCGCGGTCAGACAGGGTGCCCGTCTCCACCCCGAGTTTTTTGTTCAGCGCCTCGAGCACCACAGATAATAATTCTGGATCCCATGAGATTCCCCCTCTTGGGTTTCGCGCTTTTTCCGCCATATCCTGCAGTGATATCCGCTCTTCCGGTGGTGTGGACTGGTGGGGCATCAGTCCGGTCTCGATCATCTCTTCGAGTGAGATTCTTGTCTCAACAAATCCGGCCGCCCGAATCCAAAATCCCTTCTCTTTTGGCTCCACGAGTTTCGACATCGCCAGAAGAGCGGAAATAGGCGGGCTGTCCTTCCCACGCTCCCATCTCGTTATTGCTCCTTGAGAGCTTCCAAGCATTTCAGCTAGTTCGGTTTGCGTGAGCCCCAAATGTTTACGCGCCCCACGAAGCGCCTCTGCGATCTCAGGGCGTTCTTCGCGAGATACGCGCAAGCGCGTTTTTTCGTTGACATTCATACGCGGTTCCGCGTAAAGTGCTTTCTCAGAGAGTTGATACCCACCGTGGATTTTACTTCGTTTAGCACCGAATTCCGAGAGGCTGCCAAAATACGCGGCATAGTTGCCGACGTTGCCCGGCGGCTTCACTTGTCGCACGAGCACGTAAGGCAAGTTGCTCTGGGCGCGCGAACCAGCAAACGAGTGGCTAAGGCACTGTCCACTGAGCTGCGCCAGCGAAAGCGCCAGGATCGTGAGCAAGCGGCATGAGAGATAAATCAGCACGGTCTCAGCTTGCTCCAGAGTCAACCTCCTCTGCAACGGCTAATTTGCGAGAGAAATTTACCGTCCCGGTACAACAATCCTTATTTTCGAGCCGCTCTGAGGCCCGCCAAGGCTGCATGGATGACTCCGCGCTGGTACGCGGAGTCATCGCCCAAGCCATCCGCCGATGTGGCAAATCCCGCGCCCAGCTTGCAGAAGAGATCAGCTTCCTGTTTGGTCGCGAGGTCACGGAAATTTCATTGAACAAATTTACCGCCGAGAGCCGCTCGGACTATCGCTGGCCCGCCGAACTGGACCGCGCGTTCTGTGAGGCGACCGGAGACAACACTCTTCTAAGCTGCCGTGCCGAACTTGCTGGATACAAAATGATCAACGCAATCGACGCCGAATTGCTTGAACTCGGGCGCGAGTACCTGAAACAAAAGCGCGCCAATGAGAAGGTCGCAGCGCTCGAAATGCGGCTGCGGGGGGTAGAGAATCTATGAGCGCCCTCTCACAGCCGATTCTTCCGCAGTTTGGTCTTACTATCCCGTCCTTGGCACCTGCCGTGGGTCGCCTTCAGCGCGTGGCGCTTACCAACGCCGACGACCTGGCCCAGGCTGAAGCCCGGTATAAGATCATCTATCCCCTCCTGACCTACCGGTTGGAAGTTCCTGGACAGCGGTTACTCCGCCTGAAAGACGGAACTCCTGTCACGAGCTTTACTCGGATGGTCGAGTACGTTTCTGAAAATTCTGGAATCGCCGTGGGCACCCTATATAGATGGCTGGCCCGGTACAAGGAAGGAGGCCTGCCCGCGCTTGCCGATCAGCGGCGGTGCGACAAGAACACCAGCCGGTATTTTGCGAAGTATCCGAAGTCGGCGTGGATGGCAGCCTACCTCTACCTCGAAGAGCGCATGAGCATCAAGGTTTGCCACGAGGTCATCGTTCGCGAACACGAGCTGCTTGAGATCCCCGTGGACGAGTTGCCCAGCTACGAAACGGTCCGCGCCTTCTTGAAGTCCATGCCTCCGGCCCTGGAGGTTTACGCACGTCGGGGCCGGAAGGCCTACCGCGATCGCATGTCCCCTTATCTCAAACGGCTGTATACGGACATTTACTCCAATGAGATTTGGGTCGGCGATCACATGATCCACGATGTCGAAGGCGCAAACGACTGCTATGACGAAGCGGAATACGGTTCCCCGGTCCGTATCCGTCTATCGATGCTGCTTGATTTTCGCTCCCGTTATCCAGTTGGACGCACCTGGTGCTGGGAGGGGAGTTCCCGCGCGATTGTTGCGTCGATGATACGTGGATTCGAGACATGCGGGATGCCGGACGGTGTCCTTTTCGACAACGGCCACGACTACGACAAAGTGGCAAAGGGCGCCGCACATCGCCTTGTAAAAGATTCGCCCGTGGCCCCAAAAGCTTGGTGGAAGTCTGAGATCGAAGGTATTGAGAATTCCGGTTTTTTGCGCCGCTGCGGCATCACCATCACGAACTGCCTCCCCTACCACCCCCAGGGGAAGCATATTGAGCGATTCTTCCGCGGGCTACATGAACGCTTTGACAAACTCTGGCCCACCTACACTGGCGGCACGCCATTCAGCAGGCCAGACACAACCTCCGTGGCAATGGCGGAGCACCGCAGGCTTGTGCGTGCTGGCCGCGTGGACGAATCCAAGCATCCGCGGGTGAGCCGCATCATCGCCGAGTGCGACGCCTGGATGGAAGAGTACGCAGACACCGAGCACCGCGGCGAGGGCATGGAGGGCGCGACGCCGCGCCAGATCTTCAAGGAGTACCGCAACCCTAATCAAAAGCCCACGCCCGACCCCGCCGCCCTTGTGCTTCTTATGGCCGACCGTGAAAAGCGCCGGGTCCGCGAGTGCGCCGTGACAGTCGACAAGCGCCGCTATATGCCCGTGGACCAGCCTGGCTGGGCCACCATGCACGAATTCAACGAACGTGACGTGCTGGTGGCCTATGAAAAAGGCGCCTACGAGTTCGCCGCCGCGCTTGATTTGGACGGCAATTTCCTTGCGTGGCTCAACGTCGAGACGCTCGTGCGCTTTGCGCCAGGCGATCCCGCCACCCAGATCATCGTCTCCGAATCCATGGCGAACCGCCGCCGCCTCGAAAAGGGCGTGCGCGAGACGGTCACCACGATCACCCGTGTCGCCCGCCAGATCGGCGCTGTCTCGCCTCTCCAGGCGATGCAGGCGCGCCACCAGCTCACCGCTCAACCCGATGTTGAGGGCATCATCACCCACCGCCCACAGCTTGCTCCGCCAACCACAACAGAGCCGGAAAACAGGCTCGTACCTGGCCAAGCGGCTGACCGCCTGGCCGAACGGCTTCGGAGGACCAAATAGTGCCAATTCTCGCTAGCCACAAAGCTCATCTTCAATCGCTGGGGCTGCCCTGCGATGCGGACACGATCCGGAGGGCTCGACATTTTGTGCTTCGGGCCGGACTCACTCTGGCCGAGTTTGCCGACCTGGCTAATCTCAACCCGTCGTCCCTCCGTGTCTATCTCAGCGGTCACTATGACGCCCACCAGGGAGCCGAATCCAACACGCTCGCTGTCCGTGCCGCCCTAAAGCAACTGATGGACCGATACGAGATCGAGCACATCGAGCCGCTCCAGGGTACGCACTATCCGACCGCCGAATACGAGGCGGTGCGGAAATCGATGTGGACAGCATTGCGGCAGGGAACCTCTGCTCTCGTGGACGGCCCTCCGGGGACCAAGAAGTCCTACACCTTCCACCAGGTCATCGACGAGATCAATAAGTCGCGTGAGGGACACGCTTTCTACGTGTACGTCGAGATCAACCAGAGCCCGCAGAGCTTTCTCATTGAAGCATGTACCGTGGCCGGCATTCCGAATCGAGGAACAATTGGCCAGATGATGCGTAAACTGCGCTTCTTCTTGAGCGGCCAGCGCACCCTCCTGGTCGTCGATGAAGCTCAGCACCTTGGCGTCGCCGGCATGGAGGTACTACGCGAACTATTGGACACGCCTCCCTATTTTGGCGTCGTGCTGGGCGGATCGCATGATCTCTCGGTTAGACTGCGCGACTGGCGCATGGAGCAGTGGCGCTCTCGTTTGCGTCGTACTCATCTGCTTATGGGGCTGACCGAGTCCGAGGCCGCGGAGATCCTTACGGGCGAACTGGGACCGATGCATCCCCAGGACATCGCGGATACCATCGCCGACGCCACGGTCGAAGCCGTTCGCGACCGCAAGACCTTCAAGTACATCTCAGCCCGTAATCTCTTCTTTGCAATCGAGGACGCCAAGCTCGCACTGGCCGAATCCGCTGTCAATTCGAAGCCGGAACCGGAAGAGCAGGAGGCCATCGCATGACGCCCCCGTTGCCTACATCCTTGCAGCAGATGCTCGACACCGAAACTGGACCTGAGCCTTTGGGCGTTCCGGTGCGCGGCATCTGGTCGCAAGCCATGACCTGGACGCCCACCGAGGAACAGCTTCGCCACATCGTGAGCCGTGCCACCCGCTCCCTGCGGCTCTTTAACTCCGTGCTGAATGTCGCCGTGATCTTTGCTGTGATCTACCTGGTCGTCGAGATCGGCGCGGCCTTCCTGCACGGCGGAGCCGTGGAGCGCGTTTTGGGAGGCGCGCAGTGATTGAGCGCTACATCCTGATCCGCTGCGATCTTTGCAAGGACACCTCCGACACCGAGGATCTGGCGATCGTTACTGAGACACAGTTTCGCCGCGATCTCAAGAAACTCGGCTGGCTGTTCGAACGTGAGACGCGCCTCCACGACAAGATGGACCGCTGCCCCAACTGCGCTACCGGAGGCCACTGATGCAGATCCCTGAACACATCTCCTGCGACGTATGCGGCCAGCCCAAGGGCGCCACCAATCACTGGCTGATCGCCATCACGGATCCGCATCCCGGCACGGTAGGCATCGCCTTCGGAAAGCTTGGCCAGGAAGTCGGCGACCCGGACTTCAAGCTTGAACATCTCTGCGGCCAGGCCTGCGCCCACAAGCGGCTCTCGCAATGGCTTGACGAACTCAACGCACCTGCTCCAACAACCCAACAAAGTGAGGCAGCATGACCACCGATAAGAAGTCAGCACCCACAGCCACCGAGATCGACGATCTTTGCCTGAAGTTCGATACGGCCAAGATCGCCGTCGAGAAAGGCCAACAGGCTTTCTCAGCCGCCAAAGGCGATCTGCTGGCCATCGTGCAGGATTACGGCTACACGCCAAGCCACGCCGAGAAGACCACCAGGATGGAGGGGGCGCTCTACATCGCCGACGCCACCGTAGCCACCACAGTTGTGGTCAACGAGGGCCCAGTGGGAGAGCTGCAGAGCGAACTCTCGCGGCTGAAGAGGCCGAAGGTCTTCGGCTCTCTGTTTGAGCGCAAGGTGAAGCACACCCTCAAAAAGGACGCAGCCAGCACGCTCAAGCTGCAGATCGGCAGCTTTGAACTCGAAACGCAGAAGCGTCTGCTCGGACTCTTCGCTGGGTGCTTCACTGCAGACTCAAAGGCTCCGGCGCTCAGCGTAGACCTGGCCGCGGCGTTGCGCCAGAAGGAAGCCGAAGCGCAAGCGAAAGCCGAAGCGAAAGCAGCCAGGGCCGCAGCCAAGGAAGTGAAGGCTGCGAAGAAAGCTGGCCGCAAATGACCGTGAACGCAACCGGATTCTCCACCCGCGACCTGATCGTGCTGGACGCTCTCGAACATTGCCGACTGCCCGTTGAGATCACCGCCCTGGCCGAGATGTTGCGCTCGGCCAGTCAGCCCCCCGTGGGCATCGGCGAGCTTGGTACGATCCTCCGCGACCTGCTCTCTGAAAACGAAGTGAATCGTATCGATGGGCCCGACAGCAGTGTGCCTTGCTGGGCCATCACGCGCGGCGGTGTGGACCGCCTCGTGGACGCGAAGAGCGATGCGGCTCTGGCTGATCGGGCGTCGAAGCTGGAGGAGCCGCCAACGGCGCTCCTCTGCATCGACGAGGACGAGCTGGACAACTGGTGGCAGAACCTCGATGTGGAGCAAAAGGCCGATGCATTCTCCGGCTACACGCTCGATCCCTCCGGCAGCCGTTCTCACATCTACATCGAGCCGGCCATTCACGTCCTGGGCACCATTGGCGCCGATGCCGTCCGTAGAGCGAGCCAGGATCTGAGAGACATGGAATCTCAGGTAAAAGCGGCGGTGCGGCAATGATCCAAGGAAGCCACAAACCCTGCTTCGCCGCCGGTTGCGAGACTGTCGTTGCGCGACACCTGCTCATGTGCCCGAAGCACTGGAACCAGGTTCCAGCCGATTTGCAACAGGCGGTAGAGCGCACGCTTGCCGACTGGCAAGCCGGTGGCACCCCGCGCCCCTACATCATCGCCATCAAGCAGGCGCGGACCGCCGTGGAGACCGGGCAGAAGCGCGCGGAGGCCGTCGCAAACGGTCCCGACTTCGACGCCTGGTGGGCGCGGCAGAGCCGTGAGACCAGAGCACGGATTTACGCGGGGAATCGCTCTATCCGCGTGGAAGGGATCGTGCGATGAGCCAGACAGCTCTCAGCGCCGCATACAAGAACGTATCCCGCCGACTTGACGACCTGGACGCTGTGTTTGGACAGGCCCCAAACGCCGCAATCAATCTCAACGCCGCCATCGTCCTGGCTGAGGCTCTCGACGCGCGGATCGGCGCGCTCATAACCGGAGTCGGCCTGCTGCGCCACGAAGCCACCCGCGTAATCGCAGCGCGGAAAGGAACAACGGCATGAGGAAGGTGACGAAATCCCATGACGCGTGGGCATTCTGGCGGCACTCTCAGACCGCAATCAATGACCTCAGCGATGTCATGCAGCAGCTCGCCACGGCCGTCGCGCAGGACGATCCCACGCTGCAGCTCCCGCCGCATGTTGTGAGGCAGGCAAAGCGCGCTCTGGCCAGGTTCCAGGAGAACTTCACTCTGCTCGTCCGCGAACAAAAACGGAAGGCGGCACGCTGATGCTACTTACAGGCTATCTGGGACCGAAGGAGCGTTGGCATGCCGAACTGGAGCGCGTGAATAAGCCCGGACTGCTTGCGGCCATTGAGTCTCTGATGCTTCATCTGGATGTAATCACCGGCGGGATGGATCGCGACTCGCTGCTTAAGCTGGTTCGGCAATCGAAGCAATACGGAAAGTGGGACGTGGTGGACAAGCGGAATGCACGGTTCATGGCAGATCCGCAGAAGGCTATCGACGAGAGCTTTCGGCGTTCGCGAGCGGCCAAGAAGGCCGCGCGGCGCAGAAAGAAGAGCCGCTGATGGCCTGTGAAATCCGCTACGACGATCAGGGCAAGGTCACGATGTTCCTCTGCGGACGCAGCCGCCGGCAGACCTGCAAGTTCTGCCACAACGGCTACGTGACCAAGCTCTGCGACTATCCGGCAGCCAAAGGCAAGACGTGCGACGCCGGCATGTGCACCAGGTGCGCTACCAACATCGCACCCGAATTGGACTACTGCCCAACCCACAAGCATCAGGCACCCCCACCGCAACGCAACCTCTTCGGGGAGTAGACATGCAAACGCTATTCGAACTGCGTACCGATGACGACCTTCGCCGCGAAGCTGTGGCCAGCAACGAGCGGCGCATCCACGAGGTTCTGCTGGGCCACGGCCCATGGGAACTGACCGAGCGCCAGCGCACGATCCTGGAATGCCTCCGCGGCCGCCAGGGTCGGCTGCTGGCCATGTCAATAAACGATCTGGTCGACAAACTCGGAGTGGATCCGCGTGCCATCAAGGGTGATGTGCGCGAACTCGTGGTGAGCTTTCGGTTGCCGATTGTCGCCAGTCGCGACGCTGATGATGGAGGCTACTTTTTTGCCGTCACCGCGGAGGAGCGCATCTCTGGCACCGCACACTACCTGAAAGAGGCCGTCAAGCTCATCCGTCGCGCAGCCATCATCCGCACCGAAACCGACATGCAAACGCTTCTCGGCCAGGTCGCCCTCGACCTGAACCAAAGCGAAGAAAGGATCTCCAGATGACTCCGAGAGAATCGGGTCGAGCCATGATGATCGGCAGCTTATGCCTGATGATCGCAACCGCCTTCGGCATCTTTATCGGCTTTCTCATCGGGCTCTTTTGGAGGTAGAGTTGGCAAACACACGCAAACTGCAAAACGAAATAGACCGCATCCGCCGTGAATCGGACGCCCTGCTGGTGCTCATCATCCAGCCGGATTGGGGCTATATCTCGACTGACCCCAGACTCGCCCCAAAGGATGCAATCGAAACCCTTCGCAACGAGATCCCGAGCCTTGCGGACTACCTGCAAAAGAAAGCGGCACGATGACCAAGCAAGTCAAGAACGTCCCTCCCGACCCACGCCACTCCATTGTGAAGGGCCTGCTCGGTGCTTACTGGCTGCGCGAGAATCCCTCGATTCCGTCGCTGCCCTGGGGACCGGCCGATGCCGGTGCGCTTGGACAGTTCCTTCGCGCCAATCCGGACCTGGTCACCGAGATCGTAGCAACTTGCCTGGATAATCGTCTGCGCAGCGAAGACCACGCTCCGGCCGAGCGGGTGCATCGCTGGATCGGCGATCTGCTGCGCTATGCCAGCGGCCCGCTCAACAAATTCAAGCAGCCCATGCGCGACTCAGCTCTCTCGGCCGAAGCCTCTGTGGGTTCTTACAAGCCTGGCAAGACCTGGGGCGCGCCACTCCCCGAGGAGACCATCCGGCAGTTCATGGGTGAGGAGTGGTTCGAGCGCGCGTGCAAGCGCCTGAAGTCCGACCCCTCGAAGCTCAATGAAACAGAGCGCAGATGCCTCCGCGATGAAGGGATGCTGGCGTAACGGGCCCAGCAGTTAAACCGCTGTGACTACGGTACTCGCGCACTAAGAGGAGCACGCCAATGACAGGGCCGTTTATCGAAGACCGCAACACTGAGTTTCTCGTGTGCTGCTACTGCCATCGAATTGTGGCGGTCGGCGCTCTAGCTGAAGATGGAACCCCGCTTGCGGCTGATCACATGCGAAAGGTAGAGGCATCCGAAAAGTTAACGTTTCGCGGACGCTCTATTTCAAAGATCAAATGTTCGGGATCACTTCGCGAGGGGTTCTGCAAGGAGCAAAACAAAGTACGGAATTCGCATTCAGGAAGCTTGTGATGTGGAAGATGCGGAGACTGCTGGCATGGGAACATCCCCAACTGTGGCACCTACAGGTTGATGAATCCAACGGGTACTACAGGACTGCTTGCGGCTTGCGTTTCGGAGTAGCGGGAAGTGCGACCAAATCAACCGTTCCCGCTGGAGCTTGCAGTAAATGCCTACGGGCAACACAGGCATCGTCGCGATGGGAACGGCGGCACATAAGAGGAACAACACACAGGGGAGAAAGCGGGACATGGAATACCGAAGGCAATGTCAGCGGATGGGGTGCAAGAACCTAATCGATCCAAAGCGCAGACTGCAGAAATTCTGCTCGGACGCGTGCAGGCAAAAGGACGGCCGAGAAATGCGGAAGCTCCGGGCGCCCATTCTCTGCGACCACTGTAAGCAAGCTCTCAACAAGAAGGACTAGCCATGCAGATTACCAAACCACAACTCGGCCGACTCCAAACCCTCTACGCGCAGTTCGCCCGCCGCGAGATCGGCGTAGGCGTCTCGCGCGCCGCGCGGATCGCCTGGGCGACAGAGCGGCTGCACAAGAGCGTGAGCAGCTTCAGTGACCTGACGATGGAGGATGCCGGCTGGCTGATCGACCAGCTCCAGCAGCAGCTCGGCATCAAGGCGCCACTCAAGAGCCGCCCTGACCGCGACCAGGCGCGCCGCGCCGGCCTCGACGGCCGCAAGGATGGTGCAGAGTTCGCAGCTGCTCCGCAGATGGCCACAGCGCAGGATCTGCGCCGCATCCAGGCTATGATCTCTCAGCTTGGCTGGAGCCATGACACCTACGCCAACTTCATCGCCTCGCAGCGCAGCCCGCTCGCCAAGCGCGCCGACAAGCAGATCCGCACCACCGCCGACGCCAACAAGGTTTGGTGGGCACTCAAGCGCATCGCCCAACAGAAGGGCGTGTGGAGGAAGACCGCATGATTCCACACTTCAGCGCAGATCAACTAATTCTGCCCTTCGCCGAAAAGGAATACGTCAATGTGAACCGGACGGCCCGGATACTCGGTGTTGGCATCACCACCGTCTATCGGCTAGCCAGGCTGCAGGATAAAACGGGACACACTTTGCTGACCCTCGTCGAGTATCGTCCCCAGGCGCGCAAGCGGATTCTCTATTCGTCGATCGTGCGGTTCTGCGACAGCTTGCGTACGCGCTATGGCATCGAGGACCGCAGGCCCAAACTCGATCACCCGATGTTCCGGCACCGTGACGAGGATCTGCTCCCATTCCCGTTGAGCGACACAATCGGCAGCATTGAAGCGCTGAGCGCGCTGGGGCATGAAGACACCCGGCCACTCGTCTGCCTCATCGAAGAGGGGCGCTTTGACGCCTACCAAATCATGCGCGAATCTCCCTGGAGGATCTCGCGCGGCTCCTTCAAGGCATTCTTGGCCTCCACACGCGACCGCGAACTCGCCACACAGCGCAATTTCACCACCGCAATCCATTCATAAGCCTCCCGCGCGTGAAGATGCCTTCATGGCATCTATTTCTATCGCCTCTATCTCCATTCCTAATTGGGATCTCAGCTCTGACGTTGCACTACGTATCTATGCGCTCCAGAGCTTCATCGCCGCAGACGGCACCATGATGGCGGCCGGCGTTCCCAGCGAAGACTCCTCGCAAAACGACAACTTCTTTGAGAGCGTACCCTGCACGCTGACAGGGACCACGCTGGCGATCGCCGCGTGCACGCTCGAATCCACCACTGACTCGCAGGACAATCCGAGCGCTCAGTACGGGGCCTACTTCTTCACCACCGAAGGGCAGCGCCTTGGAACCTTTGCCGAGTTCGCGACCTTCTCGCTGCCACCAGCGCCGACCAGCACCACCTGGAACGCCATCGCCATCGCACAAAAGGGAGCACTATGAAGCGCCTGTTGATTGCAGTACTGCTGTTTTGCAGCGCATCCATCTATGCGCAGAACACCGTCGTAACGGCCACCAATTTCGTGGACGGCGGCGCGAACAAGATACAGTCCGGCAGAATCACCATGCTGCCGACCGATATCAATGGCAACCCAATCAACGCCTCGCTGGGCACATCTGCTGGGCTCATGCTGCCGCGCGCGGCCGTTTGCCTCATCGCGAACGGCGCGATCACCACGACGCCCACGGGCGGCGTCTGCACGGTGCTGGATACCTCGCTTACTAACTCCTCCCACTTCTGCTATAGGACGACAGTGATCGACACGGTCACGCAATGGACAGCGCCCGTCATGGCGTGCGTGCAGCCGACAGGATCGACCTGGACCTTTGATACCTATGTTCCGCCAGCAGCTCCTACGGCCCAGGTAGTTGTAGGCCCGACAGGTGCGGCAGGACCTGCATGCTCCACCGGCACCGGCACATGCAACATGACCGTGCCAATCGTACTTCCGGCGAATCCAACGACCGCCTTGCAAGCTGCCACAAAGCAATATGTGGACTCCGCAACAGCGCCTCTGCTCCCCGCAAATGGCGTGACAACTACGCCTGGAGGCGGTCTTCAAGCAAGCACCGTCGTGGCTGGCGCTGCGACGGTGAGCGGACCGCTGTCTCAGACCGTCACAAACCCTCCCGCGATTCCGACAGGGTCGCTCTCGTTTTATGGGATGTATCATGCGCTCACGTTCAATGGGCCTGAATTCGTGCAAAGTGTATGCACATCAACGTGGTGCTCAGAAGGTAAGGGAATATCGAAATCTAGCGTGGTGGTAACTTCACCCGGTTGGAATCGAGGATCTTTCTCCGGATTCACTACGCCCCCCCAAGGTGGCTGGAGTGAGCGAGGAATCCACTATTCTACCATCACAAATTATGGAACCGGCCAACTCATCGACTATGCCTTCAAAACTCAGGCTGGCGTTGGAGATTTTCAAGGCATCTACGATGTAATGTGGGATTATGGCGAAGGCTTGGCTCCAACAGATGAAGGATTTTCTTATTTTGGCTCTCAAGGCGGGGAATCGCCCACTGCCAATGCTGCCTCTGTAGCTCTCGGTGGTTTTGGAACAGTGTCACTGTCGGTGACGTGCCCGAGCACAAATGATTGCAACTTTGGCGGCAGCCGCTATCTCCTCGACCTCTCTCAACCTGTTGCGGCGGGATATGCTACAGGGTATGCAAGCTCCCAGCATTTCTTTGGAAGTTCGACGGCTATTCTTCCTGGGGCAACCGCTGAAACTCCAGAACAGTACACGGCGGTCATCACGAGTGGCACAGTCACACCTTCGGTAGCGTGGGGTACGCTAGTCAGCGATCTACTCACCCCAATTAGCGACCCTGTAGGTACAGGGACAACCGCTGAGGTCGCAACCGTTACCATGGCGGGAGGCAGCGGTAGCGCAGTCACGACATCGACTCTCGCGTGCTTTGCTGGAACATTTCACGAGCAAGCGTACCCCGCGAGTGTTTCGTGGAACAGCGGGACTAGTACACTTACTGCCACGTTTAACCTTCGCCAACCGCACGAGCACGGAAGTTATGTCTACTTCGGGGGAATGTGCGGCGATTACGTGGTGTTCACTGCGAACATCTCCGATGGCTTGCGGTACCCTGTGGACGTGTTAGGCGCTATCGACGCAACGCATCTAGTGACGCGCGCCTTTGCATTTGGACAAAACCCGTCGTTAGTACCGTCTAGTTATGGTAATACCCTGTTCATGGCCACGGGGGCCACGGGGCTAAGTCGCTCGGGCTCAACGGTTGCCATGCATATTGGCTTGTGGTCAGGAAATCTACCCTACTACAACGGTGCATCAAAACTGTTCATTTCTGGTGACGCCACGGGAAAGTTCAATGGTCTGTGCACGGCTGCGACTTACGCTACAGCAACCAGCACTCTTACCTGCACGCAGGCAGGCACGAGTGGTGACACATCCACTGCGGCCACGATTGCAGTGGGTGACAATGCCTATGGTAACGTCGATTTCACGATTTACCCCGGCGCAGAAGTCCTCAGTTCCGACAATTTGCAACAGAACATTCTCGCAAGTCCGAGTGTGCGAACTGGTAATTTGAATGTTGAACCTAACAACACGACTTGGGGCATAGGCGACTCTGTCGAGGAAGAGCACGCAACCGTCAGAGCGTACCATACGCAAAACCTTAGCTTGAGCGTACATAATCCCGGTCAAGTTGGCACCGCAAACGCACTGCTTGAGGGGATCAAGCTTAATTGGGGCGGGTCTGGCATAACTGGAAATGGCTATGGACCCAACCATGGATCTGGCAATAACGCCATGAACATCTCTAACGGTGCACCAGTTACGAATTATCAATACTATGGTGGCGTTCAACCGCCTCCAAATGGATTTTCATTCATTGGACCTGTTGGCCAGCTTATTGGTAATAGTCCTGCGTACGGTTCTTATGGTCTGTATTACTCCGCTCCCTTCACGGCTACCGTTGGTGGAGTAACTGTCGGTGGGGTCAATGATCCTAACTTCTTCTATTCTCCCCTTGTCATGACCGGGGCGGCAGGACTCGACACTTTTACGTATACGCCATTTAATGACACCTTAAAATTGGTGATGAATAGTGCAAGTGGCGGCTGCACATTCACGTTCGCTCCAACCGGATACTCCAATTCTGGTAGTGGATGTATCTCTAGTCCCTATATTACTGATCAGTCGTCACCACAATCTATTGCTGGTGGTTCAAACGCAAATGGCACTGTATATACTTCGTGGAGTGCTTATGCACCACTCCCTGAATGGGATCAGTGGGTTCCTACGTCAACAGGGTACTGGTGGGAAACTGGATGGGCTGCTGATACTGGCGGTGGATTTTCAATCATGCAAAATGCTGCTCCAACTTCAAATAAAGCACCGTATCAGGTTGTTAGTCGTAGGACATGGAGCTTTTACAATAACGTAACCAACACTGCGAATAACTATGATGTTACGTTGAAAGCTCAAAACGAAAGTAGCTCAAGTACTAAGACGTTTTGTTTGGGCAACTGCACACTTGCAGCGACAAGCCAACTGCCTCTCGTCGGGACCGCGACCACAACTGCAAGCGCCTCTGATTCTGTTGCAGTGCCTGGACTCACTTCAAGCGGGCACTGTGGAGCGCCAGCGGCTACCAATGCAACTGCGGCAGGGCTAACCGGTGTCTACATTGGCGTGGCTGGCAGCGGCACAGTGACCCTTTACCATAGCGCGACGGCGGGTGGAACGTTCAATGTGATTTGCACGCCGAACTAAGTTGTATGCACTGCGGTGCCTGGGGAAACCCAAGGGATAGGGGTAGCGGCTCTGCAAGACCGCTACCCGTTTGGTTGTGACCGGGCACACATTCGAAGGCCTATCTGGGACCTATCATGTTCGACTTAACCATGGAAACCATCACAACTCAGATTGCCTATCTCGGTCCGGCCCTGAACGAGGGGATTATGGACGTCAGAGACCTTGCGCCAGCTTTGATCGGTCTCAGCGACTATGTTCAGGATGCGAACCGGGTTCTCTACGGTGACGGAAACAAAGTGGAAGTCCAAGTCCACTCAAATTTCGAGCGCGGTTCGTTCATCGTCACGATCAGCATTCTCCACACCCCAATCCAAGCATTTGTACAGCTCTTCTCGAACCCGGCTGCGTCAGCGTTGGCGAATTTACTGGGGCATCTCGGCCTGATACCGCTTGCGACTGGATATAGCTTGATAGGGCTGATCAAGGCCCTTAAGGGCAAACTCATCAAGCCAGCCGAGGGAGACAAGACAAAGGTCGAGATAGTCATTGATGGGAAGAAAGTGACCATCGAGATTGACAACGACTTGCTGAAGCTTTACAACAGCCCAACCGTGAGGGAGGCAGCGCGAAGGATGCTCGAACCTCTCCGCCGTGAAGGCTTTGACGAATTTCAGACAAGACATAATGAAAAGCCGGTCGAGTCTGTAGCTGCAGATGAAATTGGTTACTTCGATTTCAAGCCCGAAGGAGACTCCCCTTTAACCCAGGATCGACAGGTGGTACTTGAGATCGTTAAGCCATCGTTCAGACGGCACCTTGCATGGAATTTGGCGGAGGGTGAGTCTGATTTTTCGGCACACATCGAAGATCCAGACTTCTGGTCAGATGTGGATAAGCGGACCGATCTATTCGGAGCTGGGGACTCGCTGCGCGCCACCTTGCATGAAGAGGTGCAAAAGAAGCAGGAAGGCGGTTTCAGGGTGCAGAGGACGATCACAAAGGTCCTTGGTGTAATTCGCCCTGAGAAGCCCTCACAGCGTCCACTTTTTGATGTGCCCAAGACGGATGAACCAGAGAAAACTCCGAAGGATTCCGGTCCTTTGACCAAGCCCAACCGGAGTCGACAGGTGCGGTGGCTCCAATGATGTACAAGTCAGCAGGCCGGATCTCTCCGGCCTGCGACGGTTTAAAGGTAGGACGGCGCATGCATTCGATATTCCTCCTGGAGACGGGCCGGAGCACTATGCAGATAGCGCATCGTTGTGTCGATGTACACATGCCCGAGCTGCTCTTTGATTGCAAGCAACCCGCTCCCCTGGTTAAGCATATTGGCGCCGAGACTATGCCTCACCAGGTGGGGGTAAACGCGCCTTGTAATCCCGGCGCGCTTGGCCGCGACGCGCACCAATTTTCTGAGGTCCTGCTGTTGCATCCGGTGGCCGTGGCGAACGGTCAAAAACATCCAGTCGTCGGGTTGCCCAGCGCGAACCGCGAAGTATTCCATCATCAGCGCGCAGCAGGCAGACGAGATCATTACCGCGCGTTCCTTGAGCTTCTTCGTCCCGTTGATATGGAGCAGCTGGTGGGCAGTGTCGAGGTCGCGGATACGGAGCCAGCAGATCTCTTTGTTGCGGCCGCCGCTGTACGCCAGGAGAGCCAGAATCGCCTTCTCGCGGAGCGTCTTGCTGGCGCCGATCAATCGCGCCACCTCGGCCTGCGAGAGGGCTCCTGTCACCAACGTCTGAGGTTGCTTCGGCCGTGCCAGATGAATCCCGATGTGCATGAAAGCGCCATACCTTTCGAGCGCGATCGAGGTGTTGACCAGGTGCGAGTGCGAGTATCCTTTCTTGCGCATTTCGGCGATGAGTTTATCCACCGCGCGCGCCGTCGGCCGAACGCCCAGGACGGGCATCAAACGGCGCATTGTCGAGAGGTAATTACCGATCGTGGTCTCGCCCAGGCCGACCTGGGCGGAGAGGTAGACAGCGAAGTTTTTGAGGACGGTGTCGGGGTTGAGATTGCGGGGTTTCGGGGCGCGATTCTGCATCGGATTCTTCCTCATTTTTGGGCACGAAAAAGCCGCCAGAATTGGCGGCGTGGGTGAAGTTTTAAGGTGGCCATCCAGGCTAAGGAGATGGCGTGAAGCGTTATCTAGTGGTAAACAGCTACGGTTTTCTGTAGATTTCTCATTTCAAGCCCTTTATGCGGCTAGATCAGGCTGATGTTTGAGCTGTCCAGAACCCGTAAACGGCCATCTGGCGCGGGTTCTGTGAGTTTTCCACTTTTTGGGTATCGTCGGGTTTGCGGGGTGTTTTGCGGGCCGACTGAAGTTTTACCTGAAATCAACAACTTAGCGAAGCGGAGCGGGCGATTTTTCCCCTCTACTCTCACTCAATTCCTGTATGGTGTTTCGCTCGATGTACTGTGGAAAAGCGTGCCGTACCCGCGTCAATCCCGTCGTTTCCCGCCGCCGCCCGCCGTATACCGTCACTCTCATGTAATTCCTGTACTCACATCCATGAAGTTTCCGCTGCGGCCGGCGAAGATGAAGTCCTCCGGCGCGCATACTTCGAGATGCGCCGCCACTCCTCCAACTCTTCGACCTGCTCCCCTGTGACCGGGATCGCCGTTAGGCTCCCCTTCGTCTTACCCCAGGGACGGATCTTGCCCTTGTAGATCGTCTCCCGGATGTCGAGCTTGTTGTGCTCTTCATCAAGAGAAGACCAGCGGAACGCGAACAGCTCTCCCGGACGAAGAGCATTGGTCATGTCAAGTTTCAGCAGAATCCGGTTGCGGAGTTCCAGGGCGGCCAGCGCGGAACGCAGTTGATCCCACGTCAGCACTGTCTTGTCGGTGTCCCGGAGGTTGACCGGTGTCTTGAGCTTGCGCGCGGGATCTTTGAGGAGGAAGTCCTGATCGACCGCCTCGGCAAAGATCGAACGAATGTAAGCTCGGCACTGCAAGACTCTGTCCTTGGACCGGGTTTTTGCCAGCTTGTTGAGGTGGGCCTGGAGAACGAGCTTGTCGAAGCGTTCCAGCCGGATTTCTCCAAACTCGGCGAGCAGGTCGGCCTCGATCAGGTGCTTCTTGACCTTGGCCGTCTCCTCTTTCCAGTCCGCCTCTTTGAGTGGCAGGTAGCGGTTGTGGACAAACCAGCGCAGAGAGACGCTGCCATTCCTGACAACCCCCTCTTCGGTGGTGTGCCCCGTAAGCCGGGCGATCTCCCGCTCCAGCTTTTCTCGCGCCTCGAACTTCGTCATCTCCGACTTCAGCCCGAGCACGACCGGCGTGATGATTGGTTTGGGTTCGTTTGCAGCCGGGTCGAGAACGGTGCGCCGAAAGTAGCCGTACCACTTCTTTCCCCGAACCATCACCCAACCCTTCTGGTGCGATGTACCCATGTGTTTCTCGATTTCTGTGGGGAAAAACAGTGGGCGTCCCCATTTTACCGTGGTTTTCTACGTAAATTGGAGAGCCTTTCCCGCTCGTGGACGAACTCTTCGATCTGGCTTTGGCGATACCGTAAGATTCCGTCGCCAATGCGAATGACGGGCAGCAAGGGGGCTCGACGCGAGGAATGATCCCAGACCCAATCCGTGCTGACGTTGAGGCGATGCGCCACATTTTCGGCAGTGAGCAACGGGTCTGTCTCAGGCGTTTGCGGGGAAACAACGGCCCGCGGCAT